TCCAGCGAACAGATCAAACACAAGGGCAGTCGGTATCTCTGACTTGTCCGACATCAGCTACATGCAGCAGGCTATCTATCAAGAGCTTTCAGAGATAGAGCAGCTAATACGGATAAGCAACCATCCATCTCTGGTTAAAACATTCGACACCGATGCAAGCGCAGGTGCTGGTGCAGTGATAAATGTGCCCGACGACTCAGCCGAAGCCATGAAGCCTTTTCTGTTACAGCCTTCTGGCAACAACATCAAAGAGATCAGAGAGTCGATCAAGGACAAGGTAGAAGCTATCAATCGCATGGCGCATATGGGCGCAGTCAGAGGCACCGAAGCCATCACGCAATCAGGCGTGGCGATGCAAACTGAGTTCCAGATGCTCAACGCAAAACTGTCAGAGAAGGCTGACTTGCTAGAGCTAGCAGAGGAGCAGATGTGGCGCTTCGTCTGTCGATGGCTAGATGTTACGCCCGATGTTGAGGTTTTCTATCCCGACTCATTCGACGTTAGAGATTACGAGAAAGAGCTATTGTTCTTGCAACAGATGAAGGCGAGCGGTGTTCGATCATCTACCTTGCAGCAAGAGGTGGACAAGCAAATCGCCGACCTAGTACTCGACGATGACAAGCTGATGCAAGCTCACGATGAGATCACTGCAACGACTCAGGTGCTTGGGCAGTTCCCCATAGCTTCTGAATAATGGCAGCAGCCGACGACTATTCGGAGTTCTTAGAGAGGCTGGCTGATTCGCACCAACAGCGGATCACCGGCTTTTTGCAGGCCACAGAGAACGATCTGGCGAGCTACTTGCAGACTGCGCCTTCTGCGGACGGGGCGATGTTCGATCTTGAATGGGCGGTAAACGCGCGAACAGAGATGCGTCGCATTTTGGAAGATGACTATTTGGCAGAAGTGCAAGATATGCTGGGCGATTACAGAGCCGTAGCAGCTGAGCAACTAAGAATGCTAAATGACTATGGCGAGTTCACAAGAGTTTCGCCGGAGGCCATTGCGGGTCTTCAGCGGCTATCGTTCCAAGGCTTTGAGGCGCTAGCCAATCAGCAGCTAGAGACTTTGGCGAATGGTGTTTATCAGTCAACGCTGATAGGCAGGAGTAAGGACGAGTTCATCCAAGAGGTGAGGGGTCAGATTAGTGGAATCTATCAAGCGAGCGATCAAGAAGAGATTCGTCAGTTGGTGGAAGTGGCTAAAACGGCAACTGGAGCCAGACAACAGGCGGCGATTGATCGACTGCATAGTGTTTATGCTTCAGACCGCCTTGGTAATAACCTTCGGCGTTATGCGACAGGTTATGCAACGGATTCGCTCAATCAGTACTCAGCGACGTTGACGGTCACGACTGCGAACGAGCAGGGCATAGACACTTTTGAATACTACGGCGACATCATTAGAGACAGCCGTGAGTTCTGCAAGAAGCATGTGGGCAAAGAGTACAATCGAGAAGAAATTGCACGAATATGGGGGGGTAGCTGGCAGGGCAAGGCTCCCGGCGACCCTTTTATCGTAAGGGGCGGATATAACTGCCGCCATCAATGGCTACCAATAGTGGAGGTTTGAGATGCCATATCATGTAGGGCACGAGAAGAAGAAGAAGAAGAAAAAGAACAAGCGACCAATGGGGCGCAAGCGTAAATAACGCAAAGGTTGACAATTTACCCGAAAGGGTAAAAATAGCTACAACTCACTAGAGGTTATCGCTACATGAGCGACGAAATCATGGAAGAAAGCGTTGAGACTGAGGCAGCGCAAGAAACACCAACTCAGGATTCAAAAACTTACACCCAAGAAGACATGGATCGCGTTATATCGGATCGTTTAGCAAGGGAGCGTAAGAAGTTTGAGAAGCAGTTAGACGGCATCGACATCAACGAAGCTCGCCAGATCATGCTTGAGCGTGAGCAGGCGCAGATTGAGCGCCAAAAAGAAAAAGGCGAGTTTGAGCAGGTGCTAAAACAGACTGTAGAGAAAAAGGATCAGGAGATAGCAAAGCTAAACGCTGCGCTGCATAGCACTAAAGTTGACGGTGCATTGCTGACGGCTGCTAATAAGCACAACGCTATCGACTCTGAGCAAGTAGCTACCTTGCTGCGTAATCGCGTGAGGCTATCCGATGATGGGATGGTGGAAGTGATAGACGATAACGGCACAGTGCGCTATAACGACAATGCAGATCCGCTCTCAATAGATGAAGCGGTGAGCGAATTCTTAACGGCTAGTCCGCATTTTGTAAGAGCTACCGCAGGTGGCGCAGGCACAATGGGCAATGCTGGTGGCTCGACTCCGAAGCCTACATCGGTGGCTGATATGGTAGATAACTGGAGCAGTGGGGGCAAAGAAGCCTACGCGGCGCTCCGCAAGAAAACTTAGCAGACCCCGGAGTTAAATCATGGCAGCTACAACCAGCACCACCCTTGACGACCTATTTGCAAACATTATCGCAGCCGCTCGATTCACGGCAGAAGAAGAGAGCCTGATGATGGGCCTCGTTACCATGTACAACATTGGCGACGAAGCAGGCAAAACCATCCAAGTGCCAAAGTACCCAGCAGTGACAGCCGCTGACCTCACCGAAGGCACGGACATGAGCAGCAGCACAGTTTCCACCTCATCTGTAAGCATTACAGTCGGTGAAGTGGGCGCACAAGTTGTTTTAACCGACGTTGCAGCTATGGGTTCAGGTAACCCAGCAGAAGAGCTAGGCACTGTTCTAGGTAACTCAATCGCTACAAAGATTGACACAGATCTGATCGCATTGTTCGATGGCTTCTCTACTGCATTGGGTGGAGCAGGCACGGAGATCACGGTTGCAGATATTTTCAAGGCTGCCGCTACTTTGCGTAACAACAAGGCGCAAGGCGACATCTTTGCTGTCGTTCACCCGTTCCAGGCATACCAGCTCAAGGCTAACTTGACCAACACCTTCGCCAACCCTAACGGTGGTGACGCGCAGAATACGGCTATGGTCAACAGCTATGTCGGCACGATTGCAGGCGTTGACATCTACGAATCATCGAACATCACTGTTGATGGCTCTGACGATGCAAAGGGCGCTGTATTCAGCCGCGAAGCCTTGGCGATTGCCATGAAGCGTGACTTCCAGATTGAGACCCAACGTGATGCGTCACTGAGAGCATTCGAGCTTAACGCTACCGCCGTATATGGTGTGGGCGAGCTTGATGATACTTACGGCGTGGAGATGCTGTTCGACAGCGCACTCTAAGCGTTTCGGCTGGCCTCGCACTCTCCCCAGCGTGCGGGGCTGGCCCTTTTTGGAGGTCTCATGGCGATTACATATCGTGGCGTGCGCTTCGAGGGATACAACCGCCCGAAACGTACACCCAAGCACCCGAATAAAAGCCACGTCGTATTAGCTCGACAGGGCGACAAGGTTCGCATGATCCGATTCGGTCAGCAGGGTGCAGGCACCAAACCTCCACGCAAGGGCGAGAGCGAAGCTGATAAGGCTAAGCGCAGATCGTTCAAGGCACGACATGCGGCGAACATAGCCAAGGGTCGCAAGGACAAAACGGCATCAGCAGCCTATTGGGCTGATCGCGTGAAGTGGAGTTGATATGGCCTTCTCTCAAGACTCTGATCTAGTCGCACTTGTTCCAGACATATTGCAGTTTGGCATATCTAGCTTTTCCGCTGAACATGCGAAAGCTGAGGCCGACTTGCTCCGCACTATCCGCAACGAGTGGTGGTATCGCAAAGGCTTGCCAGGAGAAATGGTCACCGCCTACCTCACAGAGTCACAATGGACTCGCTGCAACGTCTATCTAGTTCTCTGGAAGTTTGCTCTGCCCCAGCTTACGAACTGGGTGGAGAATGATCGCTTTCTAGGGATGATCGACTTCTATAAACAGAGGTATGAGGAAGAACTAGTCGCGGTATTCGCTGACGGCGTGGAATATGACGATGACAATAGCGGCTCGATAGAAGATGACGAGCGCAACATCGTCAGTTATGGGCGGCTAAGTCGATGACTCAGGGTCTACCCATAGAGGTAGAGCTTCCCAAGAACATCAATCAGATAGTTCAAGCTGAGCGCAACAGCGTTCAAAAGGGCGTCAATCGCGCCATCGGGCGCACAGCTTCCCTTGGTAAGCAGATCATCCTCCGTAGGACAAAGGCGGGCGATGGTTTTGACGGGGCGTTCAAGGGCTATTCTGCCTCTTACATTAGCGCATTAGAGAAGAAAGGCTTTCCGACTAGCCCGGTGGACTTGTTCGCAACGGGACAGATGTTGAGTTCGATGCAGGTTGAAACTCTCAACCGTCGCACTGCGCGAATTTACTTTTCAAACCCAGAGGCATCGAAGAAAGCAGCCTTCAACAACAGAACCCGCCCGTTCTTTGGGTTCAGCGATAAAGAAGAAGGTCGCTTGGGTAGGTTTTTCCGCAAGGAATTTAGCCGATGAGCGTGAGAGAGAGTATTGCAGGCAACCTCGTAACTTCCTTGCAGGCAGTCACCACTCCGACGAATATCAAGTTCGTGACGCGAGAGCCGTTTGAGTTTGATAAGTTGAGCAACGCTCAATATCCAGCGGTTCTTGTGAGGACGACGAACGAAAACAGAGAAGATGGAACCGTGGGCGGGAGTATCACTCAGCGGTTCGGCACAATCGACTACCAGCTTGTGTGCTTTGTAAAGGGCACAGGCTTGGATACAGCTAGGAACAACATCGTTGAGTCAATTGAAGAAAAACTTGACGAAGATAGGTCTCGTGGCGGTCATGCAATAG